ATAAAATCCTTGCGGAGTATTGACAGTCGGATTGCATTGCCATATCCGTCTTCCAACTGCAAGGGTCTTGTAGGTGTAGCCCGCCAAGTCACTGTATAGACTCCATTGGAGTACACCACGTCCTCGTAGTTTACTTCGTGCATCCGATCTCCCACATGGGGCAGACGTGTGCGGAAGTCGTATGACATGATGTACTCCAATGGCTTATGGTATCCATTGTTGTGTGACTGTCCTGGCGGACACCGACACAGGACAGTATGTTGTTGGAGATACCATTACGTCGTCGTAGTGGTAGTAGTGGTCGTGGTGGTCGTCGTCGTAGTGGTAGTAGTGGTCGTAGTGGTCGTAGTGGTGGCCGAGTCCTCATCGACGCCAGGATCGTGGATGACCCAGCAGTCGGCATCATCGCCGGTGGGTGCATGACCCGGAGCGATGTAGCCGAACCGTGGCTTGGTCGTATCCAGTGTGACCTTGTTCGCGGTCGTGTCGTAGAAGACCAACGAGCCTTCCTTGATGGCCATTGCCGCTTTGCAGATGTACACACCACCACCGATGGCAACCGCACCCTTGACGTTCGCGGCGATGGCGTTGTGTGCAATGCACAGCAATTCACCAATCAACACTACTTCACCGGCAGCGACCGCACCACTCGGGGTGTGATCCACCATTCGAGGCGTGCCGTGTTTGAACCTTGCTTCTGCGGTCATCTTGTTTGTTCCTTTGTTTTTATTGGAAAATGGGTTTGACAATCAATGGAGGGTGTTATGTTAGGAAGCACCCTTACAGAACAGACCGAGTTTCGGATCGCCGTTGGCGATGCCAAAGTCATGGTATGCACGCCACTGCATTCCGAGCACGTCGAAGGCCGCTTCCGCTTGTTCCAGGAAGGGCTGACGCCGACCGTTGAGCAGTGCGAAGAGCAGCAAGCCGCCTTGGGGAAGATTGGGCGGGCACAGCATGAACCATCCAGTAGACGTTTGCCCAGAGATGGCGGTGCCCACTGCCGTATCAATGACACGTTGCTTGATGGCCGTGTTGTTGATGTACGGCGACACGATGGGTCGGTAGCGACCGACGTACTCGTTGTTCGGGAAGACACGTTGGTCCGTGTCGCCCGTCGGCACGAGCGTTTGCTGAACGTACAGGTTGCGGGCATATGTCAGGTTGTTTGACCCAACCAAGATGCGATCGGGGTTGATACCGATCGGCACATTGTCCGCATTGACCTGATTGATGAATGCCTGCTCAGCGGCAGACAGCGAAGCGGTGCCGCCGGACAGCGGATAGTTGCCGATGTAGTTCTTCAGCGAATTATCCACCGGGAACAAGGTGGCGAGTTGGCCCAACAAGTGGACGAACACGACTTCTTCGATGGTGCGAGCCGATTCCTGACCGAGTCCGGTCATGATGCGGTTGAACGCACCGAGATCGTCGTTGATCATGTTCTTGCGGGTCATGCCCACAATCTTGCCATACGTCTTGGCCGACACGCTGAACTTCTCCTCCGAGAAGGCACCGTGCTTCAACTCACCATCGTTGCCCACTTCCTGATAGGCACCCGCATTGTCCAGCCGGTAGAAGTTATAGGTCTTGAAGTCGTTGACATTCACGATGTGGACCAACTCTTCCCAGACCGTAGCGATGGAGTTGTAACCGGCCCACAACATCTTGTTGGCGGCATCTTCGAAGATTTGGGTGATGTCCAGCGTTGTGAAGCCTGTGGCCTTGATGTCACCCTGATGTACCGCACGAGTGGCTTTGCGAGCAGCCTGGATATGGTCTTCCGAGCCACGACGACCCGTATAGGGCACACCTTTGTGTTGATGGATCATCATATCCATCACCTGCCACAATGACACACCTTTGAGGGAACGGTGGTCTGAGGCTTCCAGGACCTTCTCGTCGTACCACGTTTCGATACCGTACTCATCGTGTTCCACGAATGGGTTGAGCGGATCGCTGGCCTTGGCACGGAATGGGATGTTGCCACACGCCTTGAGCACGGCACACGAAATGACTTCGTTGCCGAGGGTCTCGACACCGGGCACCACATGGACTTGACGCTTGCCCACTCTCGGTCTGGAAGCACGCAACACCGCCAACTCGAAGTCGGAAGCCGACATGCCCCTCTTGATGGCATGGGCCTTGAACTTGCCAATCGGTACTTCCTTGTCCTTGATTTTCAGCACCAACGACGGGTTGCGAGACGCAACAGTGTTGATGGTGTCAATCCGAGACGTTTCCCGTGCCGCCAGGATTCGCTGTTTGCGAAGCGGATCGGAGTCACTGCCATCGCCCTTCTTCTTGACCTTCTTGGCCGGCAAGGGTGGAGGCGTTCTGAACTTGGCCTTCCACATGGCCTCAATCTTTCCTTTCTGGTCTTCGGACAACGTGTTGATGTCCAGACCCATCTGACTGACAAATGCTTCGAACTCCATCGGAACCTCCTCAAGTTGGATGTAGGATTGTTGATCAGAGGCAGCGATGCGGACGGAGGTCCCACTGTCTGCCCCTAGCACACACACGGACAACTCACGAATAAGGGTCTGCCTCGAGACGATGACAGGACCCTGATGTTCCACACCATTCACCCTGACTGACTTGCCCTTGGGCACGAATTGTGCTTTGAGTAGCTTGCCACCCACGGATACCTGGAATGGGTAATTCGATTTCAGGTCTTGTTCGAACTGATTGGCACATTCCGTTGCTGAGGACCTGACACCTACAGCATGGATTACCCCCGCCTCAAGATCGACTCCTTGGGAAAGAGTGTGGCCTACCCTGCGGTCTGGATCGTGCTCCATGATAATGGGTGTCACTTCCCGGTCGAATTGTACACCCTTGATGTCGATCACCACCGGGTGAGGATACTCACCTAACGGCATCGGCACTCCGGTGTTGGCAATCAAATCGAATTTCAATGGGCCTTCGGCAATGCCACCGGCCTGTAATTCGACCTTGCCAATCAACTGGAAGGTATCACGGATTTTGAGACTGCATCTCAAAGTGCCCATATTGCACCCTATCCTGTGGAAATTTTTGATTTTATTCGGCAGGGGACCCAGCCGTCTGCTTTTTCTGCCTGGACTGCATCTCGAACTTCTTCTGGTCCATCTCGGCCTTCTTGGCAGAGTCCTCTGCCTTCTGTGCGGCATCCGGCAACATGCCAATCTTCTTGCGAAACTCCATTTGCTTCTCCAAGTCCCGTTGCCAGTCCTCGAGACTACGGTTGTAACGGGTTTCCTGGATATCACGGTCTGTGATGAATCCGGAGTCGTGCATGATTTTGATGGAGTTGGCAACCTTCTCTGGGTCCGTATGTTCGACACCAATGGGGTCCCAACGCCAGACGTGCTTTGGTACATTGACAGTGAAGTCTTGGCTAATGCGGTCCAGAGACGGCTCGTTGGACAGTGGCTCGTCCAGGTATGAATCAACCAGCATGGATTCGCCCCACCACAATGTCAATGCTGGATCGAGTACACACTCCTCTGAATCAAGCCGTTCTGCCTTCTGGCCCGACTTGTAAAATTCATCGTCCACCACCGACGATGCCATATTGGACTTCTCGGAAGTACCGGCAGCACGATTGTACGGTGTAAGGATCGGTCTGATGATTTCACGTAGCAAGGATGCCACAAAATCATCGTAACCTGTAGTGGGTTGTTCTGCCTGGAGTTGCTTGATTTTGGTATGCCAGGGCAGGGCTGTGATCATACCCATCTCAAGCGGGAATGTGTCGAATGGATCGTCTTCAAGCAAGTTTCCAGAGCCATCCGTCCATGCCTTTGCAGCTAGGGCGGGCGGTAACTCCGTCTCTAACACAGCGGAGAAATTCGCTGCAACCTCTGCGGCACGGACGACAGCGAGAGTGTAACGCCGCAGGAGGGCACATAATGGTAAGGAAGAGGTCAACTCCGGTATCCCCCTGAGCCAACCCCTCTCTTGACGGAACCAGTGAATCATGTACCGTGCTGATATCCATTGACCACCATTCGTGTCAGCAAGAATACGTGTCAGTACCGTGCCACCCGGATGCTGGTTGAGTAGACCGTAATAGACGGGGTTTTCGTAATCATCGAATAATACCCCATCCACTTCATTGAGCGTCTGTTCCTTGTATGGCTGGAATTCCCAAGATGAAATACGATCGGCCTCGATTACCTGGAAGTCAAGTGTTATGGGATCGGTTTGCCCATCAATGAGGCGGGTATAGGCCATCATGAATGATTCGCCATCCACGATTTTGGCCATACGCATCCGCCAGAGTTTGTGACGCAAACGTATCCGCTTTGCCCAGTCTGCCCAACGATTCTCAATGAGTAGCCGCCGTTCTTCCGTCAGACGTTCATCGGTAATCTGCAACTTTGGACCGCTACCGACAAAGTCGTTACAAATACTAACTATCGTACCCTTCAAGTAAGGGTTGTTCTCGATACACTCGTACCGAGAACGGGAACGTAGGGTTTGACGAACAGAGAGACTGTTTGCTGAATGTGGGTCGAGACTGTCAGCATTTGCCCAGTGTTTCTGATTGCCAAGGAATGTTTGAGCAGCGTCGTACTTTGCATGGATGTCCCTACGGGACTTCTTTGGAGAAGATACCGATATCGGTCTCCCGAATTGGTCAAGGATTCGGGTGGGGTGGGCTACAGAGGATGATGTGCTGCGACGTGCCATAACATTTGCTCTTGTTGTGGATGTGAAAATGAAGGTGGGGCCACATCCGCCAGCATCGGAGTGGCCCCACCGAACCCCGGTCGATCATCGTCTGCACGGACGAGACGCACAGCGGAGTAATGCCCCAACTCCACCGGCTACACGACGCACGGGGCGAGCAACAAGGCGGACGGCACCCCTCAGCGGTCTGACAGCGGCTACAGCACGGGAGACCTTGCGGAGCGGTTGTGCCGCCATGATATGTTTGCCGAGTCGTAGTGGCTGCACCATCGCAACCGCGATGCCTCCTTGACACGTGCCCGCCGTACAATATGCAGCATCGGAATCGGTGGCTTCTGCCGTGTTGGCCATGAACGGGTTGAACAACAGCAGCGACAGGCAAATGCACAAGCACACAAACAAGCGACCAAGCATAACCATGTCCTCCATTTGAAAGTTGAAAGTTTCGTGTAGCACTTGCAGAGCTACCTGTATGGTTACTTTGATTTTATTCGAAAACAAGTTATATTGCAAGTGTCTGATGTTGCTAGGTGTAGCATCTTTTGTTTTTTGTGGTTCTGACTACATCCCACAATACCCAAGGCACTCGTCACGCATTGAATACTCACTTTCATCACTATCCGATAATGCCGTTAGTGGTTTACAACTGGAGTGCAAGTATGATTTTCTGTTGGGATACCTATCACGTATTGCCTCGTCCAATTTTACAGCTTCCTGGAATTCGTTTGGGGAGTTATTTCTCAGTTTGGTCCACTCTTGTATGGTATGGAATGGACATCCGATGCAGGCAGAACGTGGTGCCTGTGGATATCCGTGATCTACTAACCATTTCTGGCAATCATCTCTGGTCATCTTTAGGTCTATCAACGGATAGTAATACACAGCCCATTGATTGTCTGGGTTTCTTTGTCTGTCTAGCTCGTCATATGATATCCCAAACCACTGTGTAACAATTCGCATCTGTGGCATCCATTGCCTCGGTTTTAGACCCAGTATTTCCTTGATTTTCTTATTTATTGGATCTATCTTGTACAAGGATGTACAACGTCTCTTCATGATGGATTTCTTCTTACCCATCAATGTATGGTATGGCATCGAATCAAATGACCTGCCATTCTGCTGTAGCCCGGCAGATGTATAGCAATCGTCCTTTATGTTGGAATATGATACACGATGTACATGTATTCCATTAGTAGTTGCTATCTCTTGGAGAAAGTTGAATTGTGCATACACTGCTTGTGGTTCCCAACCAGTATCTGCAAAGATTGCGTGTTGGATTGGTGGTAGGTCTTTGTGTATTGACATCAGTAATACTGTACTTGACTGTACTCCTGATCCAAGATTCAATATATGGTACATATCACACCTATTATACATACGGATTGGTTGGAGGGGTAAGTACACGTTTTGTTGTTGGGGGTGGGTTATTGAGGCTGGATAGGTCTGTGCGTTGTGGCTCCTCTTCTGAAATTTGCTCCTTGGTACTGTAGGAGTAGTTGCAATGCCGACATACACGATAGCGGCGGATTATTTCCTTGCCACGCCAGTTAAGTTTGACAGTGTTACGGACATAAGAGTGCTTACAACCACAATCTGGGCAGGATATACCTGAACTCATAACAAGCCCTCCTCCCATACACCAACACCGCCACCCTGCTCACGAATGAACTCACGTTTACGTGCATACATTTCTGAATATGAACGACGTGGTCTTGGTGATTGTACGGTCTGCTGGGTAGAGGGATTCATGTAGAGTTGGGCACCACTGAAAGATGCCATTACGATACAGCCAGCGGCACAGTCCAGGTAGTCGTTGTCTGGACTACCTTCACGGGTTTTCCAACATTCCTTCTTGAGACCACGGGCTTCAATGACCTCTGGGTATTCAGAATCACATATTTGGTCGCAAAACATCTCATGGTCATGTGGTGGTGCTTGGTACAGGCTGATACAGCCCGGAGCACCAGGAGGAGAGGCTAGGCGGTGGATGAGGAATGTCTTGGCACGGTTGACATCTGATGATATGCCAAACATACCAAGGTCGTCAGGTTTGTATACCCACATTGATTCCTTGGTTGTTGGGTGCATGATGTGATGGAATAACCAACCTTGGGTAGAGGAGTATTCTTCCAGTTGGCGATGTGATGGTAGGTAGGCATTGCCAGCATATGATATAACTTCACCATCACCACATTCACGGCAGTAACGCTTGAGACAGTTGGAGGCTTTGCCCCATTTTGTATCAATACCAATTTTGCCGATGTGAATGGTACGGGTACCTGCCGTGAATTCAAGGTTACGGAGGTACTGTACTGCCATTGTGACACCATGATATATCTTGGCATCTAGTGGAGCACGGGCCTTAGATTCGTCACCCTTCCACTCACCAGTACCATAGGTGCTGGAGTATTGTGGGTATGCCTTGATGAATTCACGGGTCAGTAACGACCAACTGTCAGCTTGTCCCTTTGTGAAGTAACGCATGTTGAGCGGTGGCCATGTGCCATAGTCACAGAACATGCCAGTGAATGATGGGTTGACTGCAAGTACAGAATAGAATAGAACTTCCATCTGTACATCAATGAAGGCAACCAGATGTGCTGTATCCGGTGGACAGTTGAGACGTGGGTACGGTAGTTGCTTGTTACGGAGTGCCTTGGAAGTAATGTGGCGTATGCGGCCATCCAACCTACGACCAATGTTCTGACTCTCTGCCAGGAATGAGGAGTGATTTGTGAAGCGTAAGTTCATGGCACGTTGCTGTGCCGATACTTCTGACTTACGGTCGTACATCTCTGGCCAGGATACGATGAATTCCCTGTCCATCACTTCACGGTTCTCCGGTTGGACATAGAATTCTGTGGCCATTGAGATATCATTGCGGAGTGCAAATGATTGCCGACGTAGCTGGTCGTAGTGTAACCAGAGTTTGCCAGCAGGGGAGTCGTTGTCCATTTCCCAATCGGAGATACCTTCGGGCCAGTGTAATACAAATGAACAACGTTCACCAAGCCACTCTGGTTTCTGTTGCCGGTCTAGGTAGATGCTGGACACGTCACCGTCACGGATAATGGTGCAAGGCATCAATGCGGATATCTTGCGGTCAGGACCAGCAAGATAAGAAATTGCACCATCCACAGTTGCCACGAGCCTTCTGCAAGTCTCGGGTGATTCAACTTTAGCGTCTCGTTGTATATCATCAAGAACAACCATATCAGGACGAGGCTGATGTAGGGTGATGGGGTGAGTCTCTGCCTCCCCACGAATACTACCATCGATTCCAGAAGTGCGAATAATTGTGCCAGCAGTAACAGATAGGTAGGCATCATGTATCTCACTATAGGTAAAGGAATCCTGGAAACCATTGTCCAGGAATGGCTGGACCTCAGCCTTTGGGAATAGTATGCACGGCAACTGGATACTGTCTGAGCCCCATTGGATATAAGTGAGCTCTCCGTTGTATGTCTGACCTACCGCCAAGTTCCAGCGGTTCTCGAGACGGCGGATTGCATAGCTTACTTCAGGGAAGTCCTGGAAGAAGCCTTCATTTTGGTAAAGGTGCTGCTTGATGCCACGGAGGGTCTGTAGGGATTTAGGGTGAGATGCACCAACAAGGTATGGAAACTTACGACGGCCTGTCAGCGTCGCCCAAAGTACACCGGCACGACAGAGTGCAGACTTACCGCCACCACGAGGCATAGCTAGAGCAAAGGTAGCCGTCTCTGTGACCACCTTTTCAATCTTCTCTATGCACTTCAACTGATCCACGGACCAGTCTAAATAAAAGACTGGCCGCATGTAGGTTTCACAGAACAAGCGGAGTGATTCTGTACATGCACGGCGACGATCCCAATCTACCCTGAGATCAGGTAGAGGGAAGATATCTCTAACAGCAGCGTCAATGCGGCGGCGATATTTTAGGGCATGTTCTCGTTGTTTCTGCCCCATTTCGTGTTCGGCACTTTCCTTTCCAGTGGTAGCCTTCCGTTTGGGACCAGGCTTAACCCTGGACCGCTTCTGAGTGGCTTGAGGCGGCTCGACTGGTGGGGCTGGAGTGTCACTTTCGGATTTGAGTTCTTGTAGGATTTCCTTGATGTGGTCCCTACGGAGTTGCTCCTTTGGAGAAAGTTTCTTCTTGGACGGTTTCAGAGGTCGTGTACCCTTATTCTTCCCGAAACGTGGGTCTTTAGGCATGGTTGTGCTCCTGACGTACTCGGTCGTGAATGTCCGCTGGCAGTTTCTCCCACTCTGAAGGATTGTATGCTGTTGTGTATCTAACCAAATCCAAATGGTCCACTTCACCGTTTAGGAAGATGACCCCACGGACGATATAGACATTGCCATTGCCTATGTTACGGATTGGTTCTCCCTCAACTAGCCCTTGGAATTCTTCGCTGGTCATGGCTAATCCCTTAATGCGACTTTATAGTAGTTGCGGATTTCATCCTTGAGTTTCAGGTAGTGTAACTTCCTGCCACGTACCCCGGAGCGGTTCGATTCGTTTACCCTACACACTATACCAAGTTCCAACATGTCACGCAAGTGATGCCGCACGGTGGTTAAGGGTAGATGCAGGTTAGTATGCAGCATCTCTGCCGTTAGCCCGTTTTTATTCGCATAAAGTTGCTGGATAATCTCCATGCGAAAACCCTTGGCAGTATCCTTCATTACCTTGCGTACAATACGGATGATTTCACCGTTGATTGTATCGTGACCCAGGACACAGGCTAGGCAGGTTGCCAGTTTTGTGAATTGTGATACGAGACGTGTACCTAGTTCACGGCGAGGACGATAGGCCATGTCGTGACCATGTCGGTCAATGGTGGCACGTATGTATGATAGAAGTTCACCCATAGCCCTAATTGAGTCTTGGGCTTCTGTAGTAAACTTTGGTTCTGGATAGCTGCCAATCCTATCCCACAAGTATTTGAGGAACCCGGCAGTAACACCCTTGAGGGCGGTAGATACAGTCTGGGGCGGGGATTGACTACCTGATAGGTAGCCACCCACGATATTGGATGTACGTTCGTGGGCAGCTATGAGATAGGGTTCCTGGTTCTTGTCATTGAAGATATCGCAATCCAAGAATCGCTCACCAAGCGATGTACGGTTTAGACCACGGAGTGCATCTGTACCACACCACACAAAGACCATACGGTGATCCGCATAGCTGGACCTCTTACGGTTACGGTAATGTGCGGTAGACTCACCATCATAAAGTTCACGGGATTCTCCCAAGATGGAGTCACGTTGTGGTGATGTAAGGATGGTATCAGCATCTTTGTTCCAGACCATGTGGTTGTGTAGTTGCGGGATGAGGGATGAATCACCCTTCTTCCGTTCACCGGTTGTACCCACATAACCGGAGTGGAAGCCAGTAAACTTGGATAACTCAATGCACGTCTCCGATCCACAGAATGCCATAGCCATTGTTGACTTGCCACAACCAGGCGGCCCTATCACACGGAACCATAATTGGTCTCCCGGTGTTGTCACTGATAGATTCGCCGCACACATGATTGCCAATGTGTCTTTGAATGCAGTGGTCACTCTCAGTTTCTGTGCCTTGTAGGCGTCCACCAATGACTCGAAGTTGTTGCATGGTACAATCTCCACATTTGCAGATGCAGCATTGCCATCGGCATTGTAAGATTCGGATGGTGGATTCAAGTCACGGGTTTGTAGGATGGAATCTAGGTATGCTAGGCCACGGATTGGACCTTTGTCGCGATACAGGTCACGAACATCGTAGCCGTCATCCAGATCTGGATCGTAACCGTCCTTGCCCCACTGTACACATTTGAGTGAGGATGGATAGACGCCAGCTTCGTGCATTATCTCCAATGCCTTTTGCATACCCTCATGACCATCCACCACACCGTTACGCTTCTGGTCTGGATGGTCACTGTCAAATACCATAATGCAGTCACGGTCCTTGATTAGTTCTAGGAACCGTGGATGGAAGGTCTTACAACCTGGGATACCCAGTATGTCGCACTGCCGTCTCAGTGACCTGTTTGGAGGAGATAGTACATACTTGCCTTCCCGCAGGCAGACAGAGGAAAGGATTTCGTCGTGCTTTGCGGCATCCCACAGTCCTTCCATGAGCCATAGGGGGCCGTCGTTTGGTGGATTACTAATGCGACCGAATGGCCACTGGTTGCAGCCAGGGGTAGACATCACTATCCATCCACCACTACCATTGTTGACAATCTTGTAGAGATTGGCCATCACACCTTTGACATTGTAGGCTGGTACAATGTATTCACCGTTTGGACAGGCAGTAACCCCAAACCTACGGAGTGATGAAATCTTGATACCACGGTCCTTAGACAATGGTGCAAGTAGGTCGGCATTACATGTTGCTAAGGCTTGCTCGTAGAGTAGTCGCAGGAAGGCGTAGATATTGCCAGACTTGTCACAGCGAACACAACGCCACTTGCCTGTCAGTGTCTCTATACCAAGGTGGCTTTCCTTGAGGCAGAATGGGCATGTACCCTGTGCCTCCTTGTCGTCGTTATCCAAATCGACGCCGTGGAAGACAAAGGGTCTCAGCTTCTCATGGTACTCACGTAGCTTCATTAGTGTACTCCTGATTGTATCTGCTTTTGGCAGTGCTTTAGAAACTCCTTCGTCCAGTCACTACGCGATGCTGGATGAGGGATATGAATCACACGTGATAGTGAACGGTATCCGCATTCCAAATAGCACCGTTGAGCCACCTTGCCACACACTAACAGCAGGTCATAGTCTATGCGTTTCAGATTGTGGACCAACCATGCCGGATCAGGTGTACCGTGTTGTGTCGGTAATTGCATATATTCACGACACACGTTGGTACACCAAAAGTCTTCGTGACCCAGGAGCCAGTACAGTCGTCTACCTGTGAAGTTGTGTGGATTGATACGGTACATGCCAGGGGCATTGCCGTGACCACCCCACATGGTCTCTAGCACTACAACACATCTAGTTTTGATTCTAACCACTGTAATGTCTCCTCCATTCCTAAAGTTTAGAACAAGTGACTCAGGTCTTCATGAGTTGGAGGATCTGTAACGTCTTCGCACCACAACTCCACAGCATCCAGGTATGGAAGAAGCCTCTCTAGATACACACTTTGTGAAAACCCATTGGCTGATACGTCCCGTAGAACCCTTTCAGTGTGACATCTTTTGATGTAGGTTCTATGTCTGTTACGTCTGAATCGTGTATACGATCGGCAAAACTCCCTATACCATTCTGGGTTTGTTTCAATAGTGAGTCTTCTGTAGCCATCCCTAGTTGGAATTTTGATAAGTTTCGTCGCTCGCACTCTGCCATCGCTCACCTCGCCAGCTCTGGGAACTCTACAAACAGTTTATCGGCTAAGCGGGATACGGTCATCTGTCGGACAAACTCGGCCCACGTCCTGGCACTGCTCGACACGGTTCGAGCCAAGCTCTCAGCAGCGCACGTATAGTCAGGATGCACGATTTCGGTCGGGCAAGCGGTCAGGCATGGTTCCCCCGCCGCCTCCTCCGCGCTCGCGTCGTCCAGGCCGTGTCCCACAGCCGCCACGCTAGCCGCCAGCGATCGATACGCCTGCCATGTCTTTGCTGCCGGCCCGCTCAAGGTCTGCTCCTCCACGTCTAGCACCACGCCGTCCGGAGCCGCCCAACGGCTGCCCTGGATGTACGCGTAGGTCATGTCAGAGTCGACGCCTGCTTGATTTGAAACCCACAACTTCAACGTGATCGATTGCATCTCTTTTCTCCTGTGTGAAACCAAAACAACGTAATACTCTACACACCAGTCAACCTCTGCTGTGACAATGTTTCTAGTAAGTAACGTGCCTTGTGTTGGTAATCAAGGTGAATAGTGTCTCCTCCATTCCTCAAGTGAGGAGAATAGTGGTTTGTATTCCTGCTTGCCGATAATCAGCCGCCACTCGTTCCAGCCGGGGGTCCTGCCCACGAAATTCGTTGATTCAATGAATGGGTTATCCACAAGTGGGACCATAGTGGGTTCACCGAACTTCTTCGCAAAGGGCACCCCATTCTTGGAGAGTATTCCATTACCATGAGAGATAATAGCACGGTATCGAGAAGAGGCAATCCCTTTGCGGAGATGCAAGGCGTAGAGTCTGCCATCGTGTATGTAGTTATGACAACAGTAGCACAAGGCAGACACACCAACGAATGTTGCAGTAGCTTCCTGGTAGTTGAAGATGTAACATTCATGTGCGTCCAGGTAAGACTGGTACATTGCATTGGACTTGTGAGTTCTACAAGCCCAACAACAATCGTTGAATCTTGCATAGGCTTCACGCCTCCTGTTATCCCACCACTCGGGATTCAATGTACGGGGGTTTAGACCGTGTAGTGGTTTTGGAATGTTAGGGTGTAGAAGTATCAGGTGTCCCGGGAATGTGTCGAGTGATTGTTTCATGACTTTGTTGCCTGTGGAGGAAATCCTGGTTTTGATTCACAGGGATACTTCACTTGCTCTGGTGGTACACGTATCACATGGTAGTCTATGTCACGTACATAGGCACCACATTTCGGACAGACGGGACCACTGTGTTCTTGGGTGAGTTGATACACACGACCATACCATCCACAGCGGTTACACCATGCACGATCAGTTGATGATGTTCCGTAGTGTTTGTCAACTGATTCTTCACGGGCTTTGATATCAGAATGTGGGCATTCTACCTTGTGTAGTATGTTTGCTACTTCTGTAGCACGACGTACCACTGTCAAGAGAGCAGCATGATACTCCGCTGCCAATTTGTTGGCATGTTCAACAGACAAACTATAGTTGTAGGCTGCTGCATACAGATCTGGATGTAGTGTTGCCATCGGCTAATACCCCCTACGAATTTCCCAAAAGACTGTGTTGTAACCTGGAAGTGTACCCCAACATTCGGAATACACAGAAAACTCAACGACGTGGTCCTGGTAGGTTTCCAACAAATACTGAAGCCATTGCCACGACAAGTCGTTCATAGCTTTTTGGAGAAGATGTTTGGCTAGCAATCCCGTGTTGAAATTTGATAGACATTTCAATGCTTCCCGCATGGGTTTCTTGATGGTGGTCCAAGTAAGGTTCAGACCCCATGGACCCTCCATAACTTCTCCTTGAATCAGGGTGTGGTGTGTTGGTGCCATTAGAGACACGTACCACATATCCTGTTGATGTATTGACATTTCAGTCCACAAATCCCATGCGTCGGCGGCAGTGATGCTGTAATAAGTCTTGCCACCCGCTACACGGTTGCGGAGATGTACCAATGTGTTTGGGTTTACATTCACAGCCATATCATGTGGTGTGTTGTATGTCGGTGAATGGTTGCCGAATTCACCGGTAGCATACCGCACGGTGAAGTCCTGCTTGGTTAGTACAGGTCTCATTGCTGGTTCCTTGATTTTATTGGTGTGGCGGCGGTGTGGTTCCGGGTTGTGTTTCCCAATTACGTTTCCGTTTCTGGAGCCAGTTGGTAGCTGCAATACGCCAGTCGTCCGACTCTACTGTGGATGCTGCCTCTAGAGCATCACTATATAGTCGTTGCTTGTGTAAGGAAAATGCAAGACACATTGGCTGGGCTACACGCAAAAGAAACGGCTCCCGCCAGTGTATATGTGGAGCGACCTGCGACCAGTGGTTAACGAACCCAACGACCTCACGATCAAACGTGGCTGGGTCTTTGATAAGAGGGAATGTTGCTGGATAGTCTGGTGGTGCTGGTCTACCACTCAGATCAATACACCATGTTTGCTGTAACCATTTCTCTGGTTGCCACTTGTCGTTGAGGTAGACATGGCAGTTGTTGGTGATCTGGTTGTAAACGCCGACCTCTACGCCGATGCACGCTGCCATATATTCTTGGAGAAAAGAGAAGTGTACAGCATTGGCTCCCAGCAGACCCCAGATAAGGTCATTGCTGCGGTTGCAAACAGTCATGTCAAGAGCATAGACGCATTTACCCCAATTTGATATTGGGTCGGATTCTTGCATTGGCTGGTTACGTACTTGCCGGAGTGAGAAGTAGACATGTGTGTTGCAGCAGACGTCCCTGGATTGATTCTTTGGACCAATCTTCAGCAGGTCATCCTCGACATTCCACATCTGCAAGACCGCACGGCGGGAGTCTGGCACTGTCTTGAGATGGTTGATAAGGATGCGGAGTTGGTTTACTCTGTTATACTCATCCAAAGAAGACATTGGAGTTGCACCAGAATCGTTTACGTCAGTATGTCTCCACCGATAGCCATAGGCACCGTTGAAGGTCTTGCCGTCGTCACTATAGTTGGCGATGTTGGAGTTGTAGTAGGCGAGTGGGGATACATCATTCCTGCCTGCCAACATCCAGAGGGCTTCGTATAGATGGAAGAACGGGTTACAGTCACGGGCTTGGTTGAATAGGACCCTCTCACGAGGATGGGTGTAGGTAATGATAACAGGCTCTTGGATGTAGAGCACGTCACCGTTACGGCTGGTAGATCGACTTATGTAGTGTTTCCTGATATCAGCCTGTGAGAACTCCGTTACCAGTCCACGGAAGGCATCATTGACATTGCGAAAGGTCAGGTGCATTGCTGGTTACTCCACTACATCTAGTTTGAGAGTTTTTTGGTATTGTTCAAGTTCGGTGTGTGTTGCAGCGATAAGTTCATCAATAGATTTGATGACACTCATTGCGTAATCATAGATGGTACGCATGTTACCATCTGCATCTTCAACCAGTTGGGTGGCCTTGTGGGACTCCTTGGCGAAGATGATTTCTGTCTGTTCTCCAGTACGTAGCTTGCGATACTGCTTGCGGTAATATCTGTGATTACGTAAGCGGGGTGTTACCGCCATTCGCCAAAAAGTATCACGGATGTGCCTGTGGTTTGACATGTCCGTGTTTGCTTTGTGCTCTGCACGGACACATAATTTGCGATAGACTTTGGTTGTAATGGGCATTACTCCTCCTCTGGTAATGGCAAATAGAAATAACGGACGACGTGTCGAATCTCTGCCTTCCCCTCTACTGATTCAAGTGCTTCGAGTGCTTCTGGAAACGGTCTGCCCATGCAAATACGTTTCCATGCCTGGGCACTAGTGTAAACCACCTTGCCGTGGTGTTCACACATGATCATAGCCGTTGTACGTGATGTTTCCACCCAGTATGTACGACGGCTACTGTTACTCTTCGGTTTTTGTGCTGGCATGTCTTCATCCAACCAATCTATCGCATTGTGTATTGCCTCTTCTGGAGTTTCACCGTAACCGCATATGCCGAATCCGTCGTCCAATACCCACAGATTAGCAAACAAGCTGTTGATAAAACTAACCCCAGGTGGCTCGTATATGTCTGGTTCCGTAAACTCATTGTAGTACAGCTTGACGCCGTTGCCAAAGTAGGCTTGTGCATAGTCTTGTAACGCGGGGTCGCAAGTGTGCATTATACCACCTTTGGGTCAGGTATGCAAGCCATCGCGTTAAGTCGAGGACCATCATCTGAGTTTTCGTGCCAAGTCATTTTGCGTCCATACACCACACATATCTGTCAAACTTGCCAGGATACTTGTCATTAGGATATTCCTGGTCCATAGATGGGATATAGTAGACAGTACGGAATCTCTTCTTGAGCAACTTGATTCGCTTGCGGAAGTGTGACATGTCTGGGTCATGGGACAAGTGGTATTCAATGACCAACTTATTGCAGGGCGGTATCAACCCCATGTCGATGATTGGGAACTCTGAACCCTCGATGTCCATCTTGATACCATCGTATGGTCCCTTGAGTTTGGATACATGAGTATTGTTGTACTCGTGCATCTCACGGATGGTTGCAGGGGCTAGACAGGTGTTGCGGTAGAAGTCTCCAGGAAGGGCACCTGTATAGAATACCACCTTTGGTCGTTGGAACACAGTGACAGCACTGTTGTATGGACGAATCTCTGATTGTGCCGCATATGCGGCATTGTGATTAAGTATCCTGTAGTTGAGTGGGTCTGGTTCGTAGGCTGTGGTATGAGCACCATGCAACATACACCAGAATGAGAAGGCACCAACATTGGCACCAAGGTCAAGCCAGTGCTCACCAGGTCTGGGTCGGAACCCCAATCCATCGTGTGCGTAACACTCAGTGTCCAGGACCTCTACCATACACTTTTCGTCAGACGTCCCCGGTCGGTAGTGAAAAGGGTACTGCAAGCCCGTGACCCTGTGGACGTACTGCTTTTTGGATAGGTGTATCTTCATCTACCAACTCCTCAGATATTTTAACAAATCTCTCCCATATGTTACTACCATGTTTGACCAGGGCGTCTGGTGGAGTGTCGCCATTGACGTAGCCCCACTGACTCTGGTACACTCGGCGAGTCACTTTCCTAGACCCCATTGTATCTCCGCTTCATAGTGCCTTGGTTCAACCGAGCACGTTCGTACTTGTCAAATTCACAGAGACTGTGTTCGAGCTCACGCATCTCGAATTGTGGGAGGGTAATTTCAACCTGTTTGCCAAGAATGTGGTCGTATTTCGTTTTCAGCAGTTGTATGTTGATGTCTTCCAGTAGTGACCGCATGAGTACCATCGTACCCTTTGGAGGAGATGGTGCGTGCATCTTCGGTGGGTTGTCATCTTCGTGAGTGAGCCGCCACAGGCCACGGATTGCACCGGGACCCAAATTACACCATGTCATGATGTCGGTGGCTTTGTTGAACATTGGAGTGTGGCGTAGGTCGGAGATGACCTCGTAGGCCATGAATGGTCCAATGTAGTGGATACACTTGATAACCCGCCAACCTGCTTCCAGTGTGGTGCATCTAGCGAGTTGGTCATGGAACTCACGACGGCGGTTCCATAGGAACGTGATTTGGTCGCAGCAAGAATCAATCTTGCTACGGGCGTTTTCGATTTTAATCATGTATGCCCCGGTGAAGATTTGGAAGCCCAATTTTTCACGTTCATGTAGGATTCTCTTGACGCGGTTGCCATCCCACTGATCGAACATGCCATTCTCTCGTAGGGCTATGCCAGTAGATATGTAGTTGAACCAACGGAAGGCCACGGTGGCCCAGGGCAGACGTGCTTCATCTTCCCATGTGCCACCAGCATGACACGTCGTTGCTTCTACATACCTTTCAGACAGCGGGTTACGGATGTTCTCACGGAACCATACTGTAACCTTGTCGTTCTCTCGGTATGGGTTCGTGAAAAAGTATTGCTGGAGGATTGGGTCGTCAGTCCAAGGCTTATCCTGCCCTGCTTGGCGACGTAAGTAAATTGTGTGCCGCTCCGTAATCCAATGCAGGAAGCGTTTGTAGGCACCAGAATTCAAATACACTGGCATCTTTGTGGTTCCTTGATTTTATTGGCGGTTTAGGTATTCGTCAAGAGAAACACCATTTGCCCAGTTAACAGGAAACACCTTGGCTTCGGTAGGTGTAGGCACACCCAACTCTGTACCAGGGATTTCCATACACTTGCGGATGGTCTTTATCACTTCCTGATTTGCACGGTGCTTTGCTGGTAAGTCGAATAGCAATTCATCATGGATTTGGATTAGCATCCTGCCATTGTAGCCGCTGTAGCGGTCGTTGACCTTTTGGAGGAAATCCCAACAGTTAAGCATGGCAAGGTTCATGACCCACCCGGCAGAACCTTGACAATAGTAATCAACTGCAGTTGTGTATTCACGGCCATACGGGATTTGGAGTTTGTAGCCACCGAGAGTGTAGACAATGTGGGTACGGTAGGCTTCACGTACACGCTCTGACATGAACTCATCAAGGTGAGTGAAGTAGCTACGTATCTTATCGTAGGCACCATCAAT